TGAAATGCGACAAGACTTTAAAGTATGGGTGCCGTTATTACCAAATCCAACTCGTGAGTATATGACAACTACAAAAGGTAATAAAGAATGGTATTACAAAGAACTACAAAAGTGTTATGTTGGGTTTTCACCTAAACAATCATATGGTGGTTGGAGTGTATCAACAACAGACGGAATGATGAATGGAGTTCCTTATATCATGTATGATGATACTTACTACCATGAACTAAATGAGATGGGTGATTTCTTTGAAGATGACCATACAGCACTTCAATTATTAAACACATACTTAGATGAACCAGAGTATAGAAATGAAGAAGCATCTAAGGCACTTGACTGGATGAGAAACAAGCTTGTGTACAAATACAAAATGATAGAAATGTCCATGTACATTGATAGACTTGTAACAGAAACTCGTGCAGTCAAGGATACTGATAAATTTAAAGAGATAGTTGGATGGATTAAAACTGCCGGCAAACTTTCCAAAGGGGATATAATAGATAGACTAGGTTGGGGTAGAGGGATTACATGGACACCATATCGTAGAGCTCTTATGAACCACCCAAATATATTTGATGGTGACAGTTCAACGCCTTACTACTATTATAAATATTAAGAATATGAGAAATTTTGTAGCAAAATACCTTCGTAAATTCTGTAAAGCAACGGTTGAAAAGAACAGAAAAAAAGAAGAAAAGAAAGGTTATGTAAAACATAAAGGTAAACCAGAGGATAATAAGTAAATGTCAAAAAAGAAAGAGATTACGTCTACAGATTTAGTAAAGATTGAACCTATCACAGATAATCAAAAATTAGTATTTGAGGGTCATAAGGCAGGTAAGAATGGTTTTTATTTTGGTTGTGCTGGTACAGGAAAAACATTTGTATCATTGTATCTTGCATTGCAAGATGTACTAAAAAATGAGACACCTTTTGATAGGGTTGTGATTGTTCGTTCACTCATACCAACAAGAGAAATTGGATTCTTGCCAGGCGATGAAGAAGACAAAGCTGCATTGTATCAAATACCGTATTCAAACATGGTACAGTTTATGTTCAAACAACCTAATGAAGATGCATTTAGGGGATTGTATGATGCACTTAAAAGACAAGGAAGTTTGCACTTTGCATCTACTTCGTTTTTAAGAGGTTTAACATTTGACAATTCAATCATTATAGTTGATGAATGTCAGAACTTAAATTTTCACGAGTTAGATACTATCATCACAAGAGTAGGACAAGATTCTAAAATAGTATTCTGTGGTGACTTCAGTCAAACAGATTTGACAAAGACAAATGAAAGAAATGGGCTACATGACTTTTTAAGAATCCTAGAAAATATGGATGAATTTAATTGTGTAGAATTTGACATTCCAGATATTGTGAGGTCTGGTTTTGTGAGAAGTTATCTCATAGAAAAAACTAAACAAGGTATAGGAGTAGATTTATAAATGAATATTAGTCAAGAGGGATTATCTCTCATTAAAAAGTTTGAAGGTTGTAGATTAGAATCATATAAATGTTCTGCCAATGTATTGACGATAGGTTACGGTCATACAGGTGGAGTATTAGAAACTGATGTTATCACACAGGATATCGCTAATGAATTACTACAAGAGGATATATCGAAGTTTGAAAAATATGTGAGTGATAATGTAATCGTAGAGTTAAATCAAAGTCAATTTGATGCATTGGTTGCTTGGACATTTAATTTAGGTGTTGGTAATTTAAGAAGTTCAACTATGTTAAAAAAACTAAATGAAACAGATTATGTATCAGTACCTTCTGAAATGAAAAGATGGAACAAGGCAGCAGGTAAAACACTAGATGGTTTAATTAGAAGAAGACTTGCAGAGTCTTTATTATTTGAAGGAAAGGAGTGGCATACAATATAATGAATGAACAATTAGATTTTCCTGTTTTAAATACTAAAACAGTTGATGGTAAGAGACATTATGTAACACCAGAAGGAAATCATTATCCTTCAATTACTACAGTATTATCACCTAGAGGTAAAGAAGGGTTGATGAAGTGGCGTAAGAGGGTGGGTGAGAAGACTGCTAATTACATATGTAATAAAGCTGCAACCAGAGGTACGAAAGTACACAAGATGTGCGAAGATTATCTGAATGGTGAGGATATGGAACACCATAAGAAAGATTTTTTCCCATATACTTTATTTACTGAATTAAAAAATCAAACTTTTAATAACATAAATGAGGTAATTGCACAAGAGGTAACTTTGTATTCTGATAAATATAGAGTAGCAGGAAGAACAGATTTGATAGCAGAGTATAAAAATAAGTTATCAATCGTGGATTTTAAAACATCTACAAATGCAAGAAAAGATTCTTACAATGAAAATTATTATATTCAAACAACAGCATACGCTGAGATGTTTGAAGAATTGACAGGGAAACCTATCAACCAAATAGTAATTCTAGTTGTGACCGAAAATGGTACGGTACAAGAGTTTGTCAAAGATAAACAAGAGTACTTGCCATTGTTACAAGAAACAATAGAGGAGTGGTACAAGTAATGGAAATGATATTTACAGAGAGTGCAGCTGACCAAACAAAGATAATCTTGGCAACTGAAGAAGATGGTCTTAATCTTCGTACCTTTATACAGGGTGGTGGATGTTCTGGTTTTCAATATGGATTCACCTTAGATAAGATAAAAGATGACGATTGGATATTTGAAACTAACGGAGTCAAACTTCTTGTAGACCCTATGAGTGGAATGTATTTTGATGGTGCAACAATTGACTATACTAGTGACCCACTAAATGGTAGTGCATTTACTATTAAAAACCCAAATGCAAAATCTACATGTGGTTGTGGTTCTAGTGCAGCTTTTTAATTATTAGAAAAAGTTGACAATACATGTTTTAGTATAGTATAATGGTGAAAATTAAGGAGTATATTATGGAATTGGATAGAGACGGTGACGGATTTCTTATCAACACAAGTGATTGGTCAGAAGAAGTGATGAATCAAATGGCAGAAGAAGATAATTATGCCATAACAGAAGAAATCAAAACATACATAGACAAAGCAAAAGAGATGTACAATGAAACAGGTACAGTTCCTGCTGTTCGTGTCTTTGCAAAGGAGTTTGGTATGGATAGAAAGGCAAGTAAATTATACGAAGTCTTTAAATCAGGCCCTATGAAAATAATTGCAAAATATGGTGGTCTTCCAAAACCAACAGGGTGTGTATAATGGCAGATACTACGGTACACACACCAAAGACATTCTCTTTGGAAATAGAAAAGATTGCTTTTCACAAAAGAGTTACTCACTTGGAGGCAATATCTATATATTGTGAACAGATGGGTATCGAACCTGTAACTACAGCAAAATTATTAACAAAAAACTTAAAAGAGAAAATACAAGTAAATGCGATAGACTTAAACTACTTACCTAAGTCTGCAAAATTACCTATGTGATGCAACCTATAGATGCATATTTAATTTATTGTTCCATGAAGGCTCATTTTGATAAGAGCAATTACGATTTTGTAAAATATAATGGTAAAAGCAAAGTATCAAGAGATTCATTTTATAAAAGAAACGATAGAATTTTTTTTGTTAAACTAACGCATAAATACAAAAATAAAGAAGATGTGCAAGATTACTTACTTGCTAATTTTTTAGTACATCCTAAAGGATGGGTTGGCAAGTTTGATGAAGAAAACTTTATAGGATGGAAAAAGAAAATACAAAGTTTAACTTATACATTTAAATCTGAAATTGAACCAATACTAGATAAAGATTTAGTTGCAGTTTCTAAAAACAAACACCCTAAGTTGTTAAAAGAATATCTAGGTAAAAGAGTATCATTAGAAAGCTTAGTAATACTTGACAGTATATTAAGTTTTAATAAAGCATGGAATGCTGAACTTATTGACGATTATGTTTGGAAAGATGTTTACAAACTTATGAACGACTATAAAGCTTTCCTTAAATTTGATAGTACTAGTTTTAAACTAATACTAAAGGGGTTAATGGTATGAAAAAAATTAGACAGTTAGATATGGAATTAGCTGGTGGTTGTAATTACTCATGTCAAATGTGCCCACAAGGTTTTGAAGGTGGTAGAGAAAAAGAATTTAAGAAAGTCTTGAAGTGGGATAACTTTGTAAAGATTTTAGACAATGCTATGGAACATGGTGTTGAATCTGTAAGTATACATGGTGGTGGTGAACCCACATTAAATAAAGACTTTATCAAATCTATAAAATACATCAAAGATAGAAATCTAAAATGTGTAAGTTTTAGTAATGGGTATACACTCAACGACAAACTAATAGAAGAAATTGCAAATAGTGGACTTGACGTATTTCGTATATCATGTGTAGGATATAATAGTGAAACCTATAGTAAATGGATGCCGTCAAAATCAAAGAAAGATACGTCAGACAGATATCTAACAGTCAGAGAAAATGTTCGTAAACTTGTAGAAGCATGTAAGGGAACAAACACAGAAATACATGCCAATCATTTAATCATTGATATCAATCAAAAAGATTATGAAGTTGAACAGTACAGAAAGAACTGGGTAGATGTAACTAACACTCAATCAGAAATATGGATGATGCATAACTGGTCTGGTGAGTATACAAAAGTTTATTCAAGAAGAAAAGAAGAAAGGAGAACCTGTGGTAGACCAATGGCGCCAATGTTACAAGTCAGAGCAGGTGGTTTAGAAAAAAGACAAGGTGGTGTAGTTGCCTGTTGTATGGTGTTAGGTAATGATAAAGAAGCAACACTTGGACATTTAGATACACAAACCATACAGGAAGTATTAGATGGTGATAAGTATCAAGAGTTAGTCAAGGCACACGAAGAAGAGAGGTTTGATGACATACCATACTGTAAAAACTGTGACCAACTATGGAATGTACCTGAGAGTCTCGTATGGACAAATATAGAGGATATTAAGTACAATCAGTCACACATAGTAGAGGACTTAGAAATTGCTAAAGTATCATGAAGAACCTTGGCCCCATTATACAGGGTCTTTACCAGATGACTTTTATGAATATGTAAAAGACAATTGGAATACCAATGATGAAGATAAAAAGTGGAACAAGATTAAGAATAGGTCAAACACACTTATTGAAGATGATAAAATTAAAACGACACTCAATGAATCTGCTTTAGATATATTACTTAAAAGTGAATCTGTGTTTAAAAAGTTTTATCCTAGACTAGATATCAAGGGAGTAAATTGTTCTTACTCACATACCTTCTCTGAGAATCCACCAACAGATACAGGATTTCCAATGAGAAAGTTGCACATAGATAATGGTAACAAAATGGTTACAGGTTTATGGTATTTTAAAAATGAGAATGAAGAAGATGATGGTGGACATTTAAGATTAAAGAATCCCATAACAAATAAAGAAAAACAATTTAATTATGGTGAAAACAAAATCATACTTTTTCCTAACACACCTATCAGTTGGCATTATATTACTGAAAGAAAGCCATCTAAGTATTCTAGAAGATTTCTATGTACTATGGTTGAATCAAAAGTTAAATTACATGACTACAAAACTATTAATGGTAAAGATACGTTAACATATGGGGATGTAAAAAATAATTATGAGTAAAGCGATAATTTATGGGAATGGTGAATCAAGACTAAGTTTTGATATCAATAAAAGTTACAGAGATATAGTTACATGGGGTTGCAATAAAATACATCACGAAGGTCAAGTTGATAATCTAGTTGCCGTAGATTACCTTGCACAACAAGAAGTATATAATAGTGGTTATGCAAAAGATAATACATGTTGGTTTTTGGACTGGAATGAATTACCTAAAAACTTTATTGACAAACCTGAATTTGGTAGTAGACATTTAGAACTGTTAAAGTTAGGTTTTAAAGAAGATGAGATTTTTGAAACAGAAAGGGGAAGTAAAACAAGATGTGTGGTGCAAGGTAAAAACCCTAGAACAGCAAAACAAAAGTTTACTAACTCTTATCAAGCTAGACTGCTTTGTTATAGGGTTCGTTATATCAATCAATTGAGACACAAGTATATGAGAAATACAGGTTTATATATCACTTGGTTAGATGATAAAGATAAAGTAAACAACATAGAATCATTTAAAGGTAATAGTGCTGGAAGTACATCAATGCATCTTGCCGCTGAACAAGGTGTTGATGAAATATTTTTATTAGGATTTGATTTATCAACAACGGACAAACCTTTAAGTAACGTATATCTATTGGAAGATTATAAAATGGGATTTGATTCTACCCCTTGGCAAAACCAAATGAGAACAGTCATAAGAAAATTTAATTATATAAAATTTACTTGGGTATCACCAGTATTACATGTTGATAACTTTGAAGGAATTAATAATTTAAAATTTATAACAAGTGAACAATTTAAGGAGTACTTATCATGTCATCATTATCAAGGGCATTAATCTATGGAAATGGTGAATCTCGTAAAGTTTGGGATATAACCAAAGATTATAAAGGATTTGCTACATGGGGCTGCAATGCAATCTATAGAGATTGTAAAGTTGACAATCTAGTTGCAATAGATTACGGAATACAACAAGAGATATACAAGTCTGGTTATACATCTAAGAACAATTGTTGGTTTGCAGATTGGAGTATACTAGAACAATTTCATCCAGAGTTTTTAATGATGAACTATCCACGAGAACTAGTTTTTCAAACTGACAATCCAAACAATAGTGATATTTGTGTTGTACAAGGAAAAGAATCAATAGATGCAGAAAGAAACTATCACGATATGATAAAAAACTTTCCACACCTTGACAAAGAAGATATAAAAAGAAAATGCTATAAAAATGTAGGTCTATATGTTACATGGTTACAAGAGAATGATAAAGTTAAAAACATAAAACATCCTAAAGAATGGTGTGCTGGGGCAACTGCCGTACATTTGGCATGCCAACAGGGTGCAAAGGAAGTATATATGCTAGGATTTGATATGAGTAGTTATGATATTCCTCTGAACAACATCTATAAAGGAACAGATAACTATTTACCATCAGAATCAAAAGGATTTGGTACAGACAATTGGGTTAATCAGTTAGTACAGGTGTTTAAGGAGTACTCAGACACTCAATTTTATTGGGTAGATGATAAGAAGAAGAGCTGTATCGCTTTTCAAAAGAAATACGACAATGAACTACTGAGAAAAAATGTTGAAAGAATTACCTATAAAACACTTGACAAAGTATGTATAGGGCTAGTATAATGTCTATAATAACTAATATAAGTAGTTATGTAGTAAAGATGTACAAATTAACATACGATAACATACGGAAAGGAGATAAAAGATGTCTTTAGATAGTCTAAAAAGTAGTGGTTCGCTGAATAAGTTGCTTGATGCAGCTAAAGGTGAAACCAAACCCCAAGAGAAAAAATCATACGTGGATGAAAGATTGTGGAAACCTGAACTAGATAAGTCTGGTAATGGTTATGCAGTACTTCGTTTCTTACCTGCTGTTCAAGGTGAAGACTTGCCATGGGCGAAAGTTTGGAATCATGCATTTCAAGGCCCAACAGGTCAATGGTACATTGAGAATTCTCTTACAACTCTTAATCAGAAAGACCCTGTTTCAGAACATAATACACAATTATGGAATACAGGTTTGGAATCTGACAAAGAAATCGCCCGTAAACAGAAAAGAAAATTACAATATTTCTCAAACATCTATGTAGTAAGTGATGCGAAACACCCAGAGAATGAAGGTAAAGTATTCTTGTTCCGTTATGGAAAGAAAATCTTTGATAAGATTACAGCAGCAATGTCACCTGAGTTTGAAGATGAAAAGGCAATCAACCCATTTGATTTTTGGGAAGGTGCTAATTTCAAATTAAAAATCAGAAAAGTAGATGGTTATTGGAATTATGATAAATCAGAGTTTGAAGATACAACAGTTTTCTTTGATGATGACGCTGAAATAGATAAAGTCTGGAAATCACAACACTCTCTTGCAGAGTATAGTGCTCCAACAAACTTTAAGTCTTATGATGAGTTAAGAACTAGGTTAGATGCAGTTCTTTCTGGAACTGTAAAAGTTGGTAATATTGCCGATAGTATGAATGAGGCCCCTGTAGCAGCTCCCAAAGTTGATACAACACCTCAATCTTCACAAACAATTACAACACCTGTAGTTGAAGAAGATGATACATTAGCATATTTTGAAAAACTAGCTGAGTAGTATATTGAGTACCCCTGTAAAAGGGGGTACTTTTTTATTTTTAAATAAGGCTAAAAGTAGCACAACAAGTGTTATAAATAACAATGTAATATAATTTAACTGGTAGATTCATGTTATTTTAGTACGCCACAGTATGTGGGTCTAAAGTAAATACAATCCGCCCATAAAGGAGAATAGTTTATGGCAAATTATGCCGCAATTCACAAAAAAATCAATTTCAATATAGTAAAAGAAAACATCAAAGCGCCACCAGCGTCATATGATGCTTACTTGTATTCACGCAAAAAT